CTTAAACTCCTTGTTCGGATTCCGTTCCAGGTAGCCATCGTGCCGGGCGGCTTCGCGGCGCGCGATCTCGACATCGTCGACCGCGCCCTTTTCGGCCTCGATGCGGCGAGAATTCGCCAGCGCCAGCATCTTGCTTTTACCCTGGTTCAGCGCGTCCTGCGGGCCCTTGAAATTGCGGACGAAGGAATAGCGGTCGCCGTCCTGGTCGATCGCCGCGGAAAACATCTCGAACGACGACTCGCTTTTATCCTTGTCGTCGAAGAACGGAGAGACGCCCTGATCCAGCAGCACGTTGGCGCAGTAGAACGCCCAGCACCAGCGCCTCTTGTGCTTGTACCAGTGCTCGACGATGCGCAGCCGCTTCGAGGTCGAGATGATCCATTTTATTTCGCGGTCGGAATTGGTCGTGAGATCGCTGTCGCCCTGAAACAAACCTTCCAGAAGATCGCGCTTGTTCGGAAACATCTCGACCACGGCGTCGAGATCGAGCCATTTCGCGATTCCTTCGTACCTGAGGTCCTTGAAGTTGAACTGGTAGGACCGCGGATCATAAAAATATTCATCCCCGATCACCCAGTGCAGCCCGACATCGGGATCGCCCTTGTCGCCCTGCTGCAGCACCACCTGGACGCCGGCGATGCCTTCGATGCCGGCCTGCAACAGCACGATGGGATTGAGCGCATCCTTGAACTGGTTGGCATCGAGCACATAGCGGATCGACTGGGTCGCGATCTCCGCTCCGGCCTCGGACTTCGGATCGCGGCCTTCCGCCTTCGGATCGGCGCGGTTGCGCTCGATGACGCCGACGATGCCGTTGATCTTGCGGCCCACGCGATTCCAGATTTGCACCGGCTGGTGCCGGGCTTTTAGCACGCGGTACTGGTCGGCATTGAGTTGCGCGCCGTGGTAGTAGCGCCGGGAATCCTTCTGTTCCTCGATTTCCTCGACCTTGGAGTCGAGATAGTCGGTGTACTGTGTCCGCAAGGTGCGAACGGGCAAAAACATCTCGTCGTCATCGTCGGCAACGACCCGCTCGCGCTTGTCTTCGTCGGCATTGTTGTCGTTGTTCGCCCCGCCGATCAAAGGTTTCAGCCGCGCGGCGTCGGCGCGGTCCATCGCATCGAGCGGGGAGAATTCGGTCAGCGGCATCTGGTTATGTCAGTTCCGGAAAGTCCGGCGCGGCACCGTCGACGGCGGCGTCGCTCCACAGCGAGGGATAGACGTGTTGCCGCGTCTCGCTTTCCAGCCACGCGGATTCGGCGGCGTTCCACCTGGCGACACAGACGCGATGCACCACGTCCCTGGCGCTGCCGTCCGCATTTGCCGTCCACTTTCCGCCCGGCAGGAACAGCCAGACATGGCGGTCGCGCGGAGCCTCATGGGAGGCGGCCCACGCCATGGCTAGATTTGCCCGCTACCGACGACCGCTGTTGACGGCGTTGGCACGGCGGGCGCGGGCGGCGGCGCCGGCTTGGCCGCTGCGGGCGCGTCCTTCTTCGGCTGCGCATCGGCTGCGGCCTTCGCGGTCGCCTCCGCATGTGTCTCGTCCATCTTGGCCCGTTCGATCGCCTGCTTGTGCGCGAGGTCGGCGGTCGCCGCATCTCGCTTCATCGCCTCGTTATAGGCATGGATCGAGGCATAGCCCGCGGCGCGGACATTGTGCAGATGCTGGGCGCGCAGTGCTGTGACCGCTTCCGCGGCCTGTTTTGGCGTCAGCAGGATCGCCGGCTGCCCGACATCGACGCGGTGCGGCTGGGCGAGCGTGATGATCTGGCCGCTTACCGGATCGAAGGCGTGCGCCGACAGCCCGAAATGGCTGCTTTCGATCTCGACCGGCGGGTCGATCTTGAGGTTGCCGAGTTCAGTCACGAGGCTTGCGACGTGGTCCTTGGTATACATGGCAGTATCTCCTTTGAGGTTTGAGATTTGATCAGTCGGTTTTCGCCATCATCCGGTCGAACTGTTTTTCCGATATCTTGCCCTTCGCCCGCATCGCTTCCGCTTTCTTCTGCGCCGGCGTCATCGGCTTGTCGTCGCCCAGAAGTTCATCCAGCTGCTCGCGCGCGGTATCGAGCGCGTCGACCGGCTTGTCGAGAAGGTGGCCTTCGACCAGCTCGCAGATCCGCTTGCATTCGGCGATCGCCGCTTCCGGGGTGTCACCGAGCGCCGCGACCGCGCCGATCTCGGCGCATCCGGTCCATTGCGGGATGACGTAGTATTCGCCGTCGATCACGCAGAAGTTGCGCAGTTTGACGTTGTCGCGGACCTCCGGCGGAAACGAGACGTGCATCCAGTTCTGATCGGCCCAATCGGAGATCAGCAGCACTTCAGCGCCCCACTTCGCCTTGAATTCCGGCTCGATCACGATGCCCTCGGCGCCGTACCAGATGATCTCGGCCAGATTCTCCATCATGATCTGGTAGAGCTCGTTCGGCGGCGAGCCGGCGCGGCAGCACGGATCGATCAGATAGGCTTTTCCATCCTCGGTGCAGCGGACTTCGGTCGAGATAAAACCGCGATAACCATAGCGTTTCAGCGCCGGCGAAAGCTTGTCGTTGACGCTGCGTACCTGTTCCGGCAATTCCGCCCAGCGCATCGTCTTCATCAGGTAGGCTTCGTCCTTGACCTCGACGCCGGTCATCGCGCCCTTGGGAAACTTGCCGTCGATCGTAAAACCGTCATAGCCGATCTCGATGGCATCGTTGATGCCTTCCTCGACGCAAAATTCCATGATTTTTTTCTTGGCGCCGAGATTGTGCTCCAGCTCGTCCAGCCGTGGCTCGACCTTCTCGTAAGTCGAGGCGCCAAAGGTTTCCATGTCGCCGCGGGTCGAGGAAATCTTCACCCACTGGTCGTCGTTCTTTTGCAGGTGCGAGCGCAGCGCGTCGAGCCCGGTGATGACCTTGTACGGCCCGATATCGATGCCGAGCTTTTTGGTTGCTTCCTTCGACTTCGGCCGGTCCAGCTCGAGTTCGGCCCCCATCCGGCAGCCCCAGACCCGCTTGCCCTGTGCCGCCAGCCATTCCTGCAACTCGCCTTCGTACACATCGGGGAACACCCAGATGTCGATGTCGTCGAAGTAGGGCCAGGGCGAAGAGATGCGCTCGACGCCTTCGGCGCCGTGGCCGATCAGGAGCGCGTTCGACTTCGGCATCCCCGACGTCCACGGCGCATAATACAGCACGCGGCCGAACGACTTTGCCAGCGTCACGGCGAGGTCGGTAAAGATTCCGTTGTCCCAACACAGGCAGGTCTTGGAGCGCAAGTTGACGGGCATTGCAGACACTTACTCGCGCGGCGAGCCATCGTGGAGCCGCGTGATCGACACGTTGGCCCACATTGCATTTGTGCGGTGTCCCCGAATGACAAAGGTCTTGTCTGGACCGTCCGGCAACTCGCGTTCCAACACTTCGCCAAAGACCCTTGCAGCTTCGCGCACCTTCGCCATGCGTGCGATCTGATCGACGGTCGGTTTCAGATATTCATAAGTGGATGAATGCATGGGAAGTGGATACTCCAGATTGAAGTTCTTCCAGTAAAAGTCGGCGAGCTGACGGGCCCCTTCCGGCGTCCTGACTTCGTCTTTCGTTAGGACCAGTTTTGGTTTCAACTTGACGGCCATCGGCGTTTCGGCAGCCCCAGCGGGCCGGTCTCTTCGTGCAGCGTTCGCCCTTCGGCGCTGCGCAGATCGATGTAGTGCGAACCGTCCCAGATCGAGGGAATGGTCTCCCCTCGCCTGTTGTGCTCATTGCTCATGTAGCCGACCGAATGTTCGGAGAGATTGAGTTCGGCATAAAACCGCTGGCCGGGTTCGTGCGACGTGGTCAGGCCGAATTTTCGCGCCACCGCATCGATGTCGTCGGAGGCATACGGCCGGCACGAACACACCAGCAAATACGCGCCGGAATGATCCGACCAGGTATCGAGTGCTAGAAAGGATTCCGTAATCGGCATGAAGATCGTCTGCCCGATGCCGCCCTTGCCTTCCAGCGGATAGCTGAACACCACGGACTTGGCGAGCGGCGTCATCCCGATGGCTTTTGCGACGCTGCGAAGGAATTCAATCCACGCCTCTTCCGGCGGATGCGGCGAGGCCTCGAAACCG